TCAAGCTTGCAAAGGACAACATTCCCAAAGCTGAAGAATTGCTTCGAACGTATGGTTGCTTTTCCACGTCCGATTCATTCCTAACAACGCGCGGTCGTTCATGGCTTAAAAACTTGTTTTGGATTCCTGAAGTTTAACTTTGTTTTGCGTCGCTGAAATGTCGCTTTCAAGAACGAATACTTGTGACGAAGGAATGTTACTTGTCGTTGCACCTTGTTCACCAAGCAATCCAGCGGTTGACGTTTGTGTGTTCGAAGAAGTAAAGGACGAAGCGCCAGCGCCAGCCATTCCACCACCACCACCACCACCAGCGGTTGAAAAGTTCGGTGCGCTTGGTGCTGAACCAGCTTTGTATTGTTGATTCGCGATTGCGAGCGCTTGCGTCACACCGATGACACCAGCCGACGCGATACCAGCGATTCCCATTGGCGACGGTGGTGGCCCGAATTGTGCAATTGCCTTCACGATTGCGGACGCCGTGTCGATTGCAACCTGACCAAGTTTGATTGCTTTGTCGCGGTTGAATTGCGCCTTCTTTATTTTTTCTTCGGCGTTGTACGCTTGAAGTTGAACGGCGTATTTTTGTTGTGCGAACTTTTCTTCAATGTCGGTCTTTTGTTGCGCGGTCAATCCTTCAGCGCTCAATTCAGCTTGCATCTTTGCGTCAAGGTTCGCAAGGTCTTCGTCGCGACGTCCTTCAATCTTGTTCAATCTCGCTTGGTCGATTTCATCCATTAACGCGTCAACCGTCTTCACGTGGTCAAGCACCATTTGCGCATTTCCAAGAAATTCGGTCACACCTTTCAAAGATTCTTCACGGTCTTTGATTGCTTGTTCATTCCGCTTGTCCGAAGCCGTTTTGTTTATTTCAACAATCTTGTCAGCTTTCTTTTGTTCCAGAGCAATCAAAGCGTTGTCATGTTGTTCCTTGGTGATTCGTTCGTTTTCATCCGTGGAATTCAATCGACGAAGCAATTCTTTTTTCGCGTCTTCGGTTGTCTGGTTCAATTCAGCAAGCGCCTTTTGTTCGTCGTCCAAAAGAATGTCGTTCAGGAATTTTTGTCGGTCGCGTCGCTTTGTTTCATTTTCCGCGTCAATCTTCAATTGAGCGTCCGCGTATTTTTGTCGGACTTCAGCTTTTTTCGTTGCTTCTTCAGCTTCCAATTGTGCGACCAGTTGCGCACCTTGTTCACCAAGTTTTTTTGCGTTTTGAATTTTTTCGAAGTATTGTTCTTGAATGTCGTCTTCTTCATTTTTCATTGCCGATTGTTTCGAACGTCGAATTGCTTCGTCACGCGCTTCTTCTTCAGCAATCATTTGATTGTTGTGTTTTTTTAAATCTTCTTTTGTTTTCTCGTTCGCTTTCGCTTCAGCTTCTTTAATTTTTTCACGATTCTTTTGCGCCACGTCGAACGCCTTCTTTGCGTTGTCGTCCGCCTTCTTTTGAACTTCGTGGTTGTGTTCCGCAACCATTACTTCAATTGCGTTCTTCGTTGCGACATTGTCTTTGTATGAATCGGAAATAATTTTCTTCGCGGATTCAAGGCGTTTTTTCAACGCTTTGTAACGATCCGAATCTACGTCTTCATTTTCAAGCAACAATTCCATTTCCGCTTGAATTGCTTTCATCTTTGCCTTTTGAAGTTCTAAATAAACACGACCGCTTGACAAGTGCGCTTTCGCCTTCATCAATTCCATTTCGTAAGTGTCTTTGCCTGAAGCTTTCGCCATGTTGATTTCATGCGTATACTTTGCGTCGGTTGCGTCTTGTTCTTTCTTGATTGCCTTCGCTCGCTTGTCAGCGCTTTTCACAACCGCTTCGGTGTGTGATTGCGCGTTCTTTTTCATCTTCGCCGTTTGAACATCGTCCACAACCCCAAAGTATTCAAGCGCCTTGACAACGCCGTAAATAACAATAAGCAATGGCGCAAATGCAGCCGCCGCAATTGCCACCGCAATCTTTACACCGGGACCAAGTTTTTCAAATTCTTCACGCGCTTTCAAAACGAATGCGGACACCTTGTCGAAGTTGGCAATCAACAATCCAAGACCAATCACAAGCGCACCGATTCCCGTGGAAATCATTGCAAGCCGAAACAATTTCATTCCAGTCACCGCGGTCGCCGTTGCCGTTGAACTTGCTACGGTCGCCGTTGTTTGTGCAACCGTTGCGGTTGTTTGTGCGGTGGTTGCAACCGTGCCTTGAACGAACGATGAATTCTTTAATTTTTCCCAAGCCGTCCGAAGCTGGATTCCGAGAATGGAATCGGAATTCAATTTGTTCGCAATGGTCGTGACTGAATTCACAAGACCTTGAACCGCTTGAAGCTTGACCATTGTTTGCATCAACTTTTCATTTTCAACACCAGCCAACGCCATTGCGGATTGAACACCTTGAAATGCAGCCGCACCGACTTCGATTCCTGACATTGCGGTGTCAAGACCTTTGAAGTCCGATGACAACGCCGTTGTTTGTGCTTTCAAGTCACCGATTTCGTCCTTCAATCCAGCGGCATTTTGTAACGCTTGCGCACCGATTGGCGAACTTGCGCCAGCTTGAATCGCAATCGTTTGATATTCTTTCATCGTTTGCGTCATTTCACGCATGGAAAGCCCACCAGCTTCAAGACGTGCGTCAAGTTCCGCAAGTCGTTGAGCCATGGCATCCGTTCCGCTCGAATCCTTCGCGGTCGTTTGTGTGGTCTTCAAATCTTTGTTAAGTTGATTGACCGCCTTGTCCGCGTTTTGAAGGTCTTGAACCGAATTCCCGGTGTTTACTTTGACGGTGAAAACCGCTTCTTTATTTGCCATAAAGCTTGATTAAAAAGTCGTTGATGTTATTGAATGATTCGTTGTCGATTGTCATGGTCGTGTCGCATAGAATCACACCACGATCCGTCGGAACGTGCGCTTGTGTTTCGTTTACAATTTCAGCGTCGCCGTCGAAGTGATATTCAAGGTCGCGCATTACGAACCCTTTTGGAATGATTGTCAAATTAAGCATATGAAAAAATTTTGAAAAGATTGATGTTCGCAACGTCCGCGCCGTTTTGGCAAAGCATTGATAACAACACATAATTGTCAACCGACGCATTGAATGGAATGTTGACAACCGCGCCCGTGGTGTAATCCGAAAACGCGGAATTTGAAAAGCTGGTCAAATTCGTTCCGTCGTAGCTGAAGTTCCGTTCAACCAATCCAAGAGAATTCACCGCACCGCTATTCATGGTGAAGTTAGTGTTGAACCACGTCGCGCCCGTTAAGGTGTTTGCGGTGTTAAAATATATACGTCCATACATTTGACCAAGATTCCCTGATTGACGAAACATCCTAAACACAACCTGAAGAATGTTGTTGTTTGTAAAGGTGTTCGCTGGAATTAAGACCGAGTGACAAACGGTGATTGTCGTTCCGCTTGTTGGTGTTCCAGTTTTTCCGCTGAACGCCAACAACCTTGGATTCGTTTGAATCGCAATGTCACCCGAACCAAGCAATGAAGTTGAATTGATTGTCTTGATGCTTTCGCCTGAAACAAGTGTTCGTTGCAATCCAGCTTGTGCGCTTTCAATTATTTCCGCACCCGTGATTGATTTCGATTCGTAATCGTCCGACGTTTCTTCGGCAATCATTAACAAATCGGTGTCGGACAACGGCGCGTCCTTCGGTGTTAATTGGCTAATCTTAATTTGTCCCATAGTTATTGTTCTCGTATTATTGTGTTGTTTTCTACTTCAGTTCTAATCGGTGAAGGTGTTGAACCTTCTTCGACGAATTCATCTTCTCGCGGTGTTCCTTCGCCTTGGATTAATCGCAACAATTCGATTTGCGTTGTGCGTTCTTTTGTTGAATCGTAATCGCTTATTTTTTGTAAACGATACACAACGCCATTGATGTTGATTAGGTTGCGGAAATCAAGCGTGTTGATTATTGACGTGTCAATCTTCGCGTAACAAGTTAGTAACTTTCCGTAACGTGACACAAGTTCCTGAATAAAGGTGTTGTGATATTGAATCAAGTTGTTGTTCGTGTACACCGTCGCTGGATAGTACACCGTTTGCGGAACACCGAAGTTTAAGTCGCTTGTCGGATTGTCGATGTCGTCAAGGTGTCCGACGTATGGATAGGTTGTCAAGTTGTTTTGTGTGTTGAATTCGTCGTGATATTTCCACGTTGCGCTTCGCATTGCGCCAACGTACACGATGAACGCGCTACCTTTTTTCGGAACGACTTGACCATTTGCGTTCGCGTCAAAATTGACTTGATAAGAAGCCGGAATAATCAAATCTGGATGTCCTTCGACCAGTGGTTTTTGACTGAACGGCAAAGCCATTTTCGTGATTTGCGTGGCGTATTGTGATTGCGACAAGATTTGAAATTCACCGTAATTGTCAAGAAATTCGTTTTGATATTTAGTATTCCAATAGTCAGCGTCTTGTTTGAAGTTGAAATTGTATTCCTTCGATGCATAGTTGATTGTAGGTTGAACATTCAATTCTTGTGAATAGTCAACCAATTGTGTCCAGTCAAGCGCGTCTTGTGACGACGTGTAAAATTCCGACAAAGGTTCGATTTCCAAAACGCTTGGATTGTCGGTCGCTGGTTTGACCATTAAATTGAACATCGTAATCAATCCCTTCAGGAACACGTCGCCAGTCATGTCAGGCAAAAACGAACCGATTGCCACCGTGCCACCGGGCAAAAGTTCTTGAATCGTCTTCAGGAAATTCACTACCGTTCCCGACGAAGTCAGTTCAATCGTTCGTGTTAAGCTTGCAACGCCACCAAAAGAAACGGCATTTTGAATCACCAAGGTAACGCCGAATCGAATTTGGTCGTTGATTGCGCAATTTATTTGACGTGAGTAATTGAATGTAAATGTGTTTGAATAATCACCAATCACCGAAACAATGCTATCTTGATAAATCACATCGTTCGAAATGATTGTTCCGTTCTTAAAAATAAGAAGGTTCAAAGCAAATTTAAAACTGTTCGTTGTCGTTTGGTCGAACTTGACTTCAAGCTGGTGATTCCCTTTGTATTCAACCGTGTACATTCCAGTCGTTCCAGCATTGATAACAAACGGCGTTGTCGAAGTTGTTTGCGAAATCGGATCACTGACCAAGGTCACATCGACCACGTCGGAAATGCTAACGTTTGAAAAAGATACCAAGCCACCACCTAAGTCATTTGCTTGATTTGAACCGTTCACGATGAATCCTGAAGCGTTGTTTATTTCGGTTGAAAAAACGGAATCGTTTGTTTGTTGCGCTGGTGTTATTGTCGGAAAGTTACCCCCGAAATAAGCCATTAATAATTTCTTGAATCTTTGACTTTCAAGGAAGTTCGACGACCAAGTGATTCCAGCGTATTCGAATAATTTCTTAAGGATTGTGTACACAAACACTTGTGGTGCGATTTCGTCACAATCGAATTTGTCTGGTGCAATGTGGTGTCGATAACCGTAATCAATCAAGCCGTAATAATAACCGACGCCGTCCCAATCAGTTCCCGTTTTGATTGATGTCGAAGCGCCGTTGATTTGATTGAATCCGTTCCACGTTTCGAACTGGTTCGCCTTCGTCAATGCGTGATTGAATTCCGTGAAGTCAAGTTCGTTTATCTTGACCTTGTTCATTCGTGAAATGTAGTCAATCGTATCGGACACCAAGGTCAAATCGAATGACCATGTTCCGTCTTTCAATTTACATTCCTGAAGTTGTGCGATTCCATTGAATTCAAGAATTCCATTGTTATAGTATCGCGCCGTTGCTTTGATTGACGGATCGAAGTCAAGAATCACCGAATTCGTTGTTGTCCTTTCGTCGCTGTACGTCAACAAGAATATCGAACGAAAGATTGCACTATTCGCATTCGTTCCGGGAACGGTGATTGTCTTCGACTTATTTCCTTTCCTTGCGGACACATCGCGGATGTCAGCAATGTTGAACGTCAACGGGAATGGCAACGATTGGTCGATGTCAATCAATCGATTATTTATGTATAGTTCGCCAGCCATTACGTCAATTGCGAATTGTAGGTATACGTTCTTTCAAGGTTCACGACTTCACGAATCAACCCGTCGACGCGTCGTTGCTTCAAGGTGTAATCTTCAGTCGTTACCTTTACTGGTTCGAACGCGCCCGGTGTGACTTCAAGGTAAACCTTCGGTGATTCGTACAAATCACGAACCAACCATTGTTGCACGCTTTCTGGAATCCAGTCGGAATTCAAAACGGTTGTGTCGGTTGCGTATTTGTTGAACGCCATTTGTTCACCGTGGTATCGTGTATATTGCCACGTCGTTCCAGTGTTGTCCCATTCACCGCGTTCCCTTTGATATTCCGATGTTTTCACCTTGGTTGAATTCGTTGACACAAGCGTGAAGGTAAATGAATCCCAACCACCAAGCTTGTTCAACCAATGAAGTCGGTGCGTGTCGTATCGGTGACATTCGGTGTCGATCCAAAATGTAAACAATTCCGAATACCCTGAAAAGATTCCGAACGTTTCTGGTCCTGCTTTCGCTCGGATTGTATAGTAAGCGCTTGACTGGAAATCAACCAACGTGACGGATGTGTTCGCAATTAAGTTTTGCGGTGCGCAATCAATCACACCAATGTTGAAAGCCAATGTGACTGGAACGGTGTCCGTCGCAATCAATGTATTTGTAATGTCGTAAAGATTCACTTCAATGTCGGTCACAGCTGAACCACCACGATTCAAAAAAGTAAGGAACGCGGATTCGTAAAGTCCGACGAAATACTTTCGTGTTCGTGGAAAGTCCGTCAAGAATAAAACGTTCCCTGAATTCGGATTCAATCTTGAAATGGCGTAATCATTGTAATCGAAATTAATGAAGTCAGGATGTCGAAGTGAAGAATTCCAAGCACGACTAACCGTCGCCGAAATACTCGATGTCGAAATGACTGGTGGTGTTCCGTATTTTTCGTAAATCTTGATATTCACGAACGCAATCGCCGTATCGTAAAACGTAAGCAACGCGCCAGTCGTCACCATTTCGCTTGTGAGTAACGCACGCAATTCACCGCTTGCGTCGAACTTCGCATAGTTCGCGGATTCGTTGAACACTTGGTGTGTCGATACCAGAACAAAGTTGACGTAAAGTTCAACAATGAAGCTGAAGTTCGGTTGCGCGGTTTGGTCGCTTTCAAATACCCACACGTAAGGATTGCACGCTGGTTGAAATAATTGCGGTTGTTGTGTTATACTTACTGCCATGATTGTGTTGCCTTTTCAAATTTAATTTCAAACGTCAATCCAGTGATTTCGGTCAAGTCCTTCGCAATCATTTCAAGAACGTCGTCGTTGATGACATTGTCGGTGATATTCTTCGGTCGAAGTCCACGTTGTTTGATGTTCGTGGCGATTGCGTAGGCGTGTGACATTTCAAGTCCTTTCCATTCCTGAATCGCCTTCGCCATGTTATAAGAAACACCCGGATATTGAAATGAAAAAGCGCTTGCATGATTGACCGCGATTCCGTTCACACCTTGGTCGACAAATTTATAATAGTCGTCCGCTTGAATTTCAAACGACAACGCGCCCGTCGGAAAGTACACAACCGATTGCGCAAGCGCACCCGTGTTCATCGCGTTGTTTTGAATGTATTCACGAAGGTCAGCGGTTACTTTGTTGCCGACGTTTAGAATGAATTTTTCGTAAACGCTTTGCGGTTGTTCAGCTTCGGCAACCGACACCCCGAAATCTTCAAGGAAATCAAAGTCAGCCATTGCGTTGTTTACTTAATATGTAATCTTGTTCGTCTTTCAATTTAAGATAGTTCATCCAGAATAAAGTTTTCACGTAAGGTTGTTTAGTGATTGCGTCAATACTCGTTCCAAGTTCTTGTCCAAGTCGCTGAAGGATTCTTGTCCATGTGAACCATTCGGTGTCTTTAGATTCGCCATCGCGTTCCGTTGATTCGTCATCGTCCGTATCGTCTGGATTGCTAATATAGCGTCGCTCCGCTTCACTGATTCGCGCAAAAAAAAACCAAAGAAATTCATGAATTCAGCGCCGTCGAATTGTTCCTTGAAAGCTTTGTAACGCTTGTCGTTAGGATTCAACACGCGACCACGGTCATCTTCTTGACAATACTCCATGCCTTCTTCGACATAGCAAATCGCAAGCGCCTGAACTGGATCACTCACAAGGTCTTCAATCAATTTCAAGTCAATGATTTGCCCGGTGGAAATCAAACGGAAATCTTTTTCAAAGACGTATCGTTGACCGTTCACCGTTACTTCACCAAGCGGTTCGGCGTAATTGTAATTCGCAATCATTCGCGTCAAGTGACCAGACAAACGTTGAACGTCTTCGATTGCAAGTTGCTTGACCTTGTTCACCTTCATTCCTGAAAAGATTGAAATAAGCTGACATTGAAAGTCAAGCATCTGGAAGAATTCATCGTTTTGCTTTTCCTTGATGACTTCAGCAAGCATCAACCATTTGACAAGCTGGTCAGGTTTGCATTCGTGAATGGACGCTGGTAGTTTAATTTTCATATTCGTAATGTGTTGTATTTCCCTTTTGACTTGTTGTTCTTCATGGAATTCCACGCAAGCGCCAGTGACATGACGCCGTCGTCGTGTAGTCCAGTCGGTGCGCTATATTGAACGTTCCTTGTTTTCGGATTGTAAATATAGGTAAAACTTTCAAGTTCGTCAAGCAACCATTTCACATCGTTCACACGAATCGTTTGCTGTTCGAACGAAAGCGCAAGGTCTTCAATCAAGATAGGTTTCGACTTCGATGTCGTCACGAATGGAACGACCTTGTTGCGTAATGTGTTTTGAAGCATTTCGAAGAACACGTCGCCTTGGTTGTTAACTTCGACCGTGGTGATTGCGTTGAAGCTTCGAATCAAGTTCGCTACCTTGTCAATGATTCGCGACCAGTCATCGTGGCGCCAGCGTTCAACATGAACCATGTGACCATGTTCGTTCAGGATAGTCAACACCGTGTAATCGTCAGCGCGACCGATGTCAAGACCGCCATACATTCGCGATGTGCGTTCACCTTGACCGATACACGACGACACACCTTTGAACAAGCCACCAGCGTTGTCAAGGAATTCCGCAAGGTATTCTTGTCGGAACACGTGGTCAGGCAATGACCGCTTTCGTTCTTCAAGTTCCTTCGGATCAATCATGGGATTGTCGAAGCTGGTGAAATGAAAGTAACGGTATCGGTCGTCATAATTTTGCTGAAGACACACCCGATGAAAATGATTCTTTCCCTTCGGTGTTGAAATAAAGATGACCTTCTTTCCTTTGACAAGCACCGTTGCGGACAATACTTCATCCCAAAGTTCAGGACGTGTAAACGCGAATTCATCAACGACCATGTAATCGAATGTATTTCCACGAATGTTGTCTGGTCGTTCACCTGAAAAGAATTCAATCGATGAACCGAACCCGGTGATTCTCAAATCGGATTTGTTGAACTCAAAGAAACCCGACTTCGCCACGGCGCGTTCAAGTTCAGCGAACACCTTCTTTCCTTGCTTGTAAACTGGTGTCACCCATGCAATCGTGCAACCGCGGTCATTAATCGCCCACCAAAGAAGCTGATTGATTCCAAGCATTGTTTTTCCGAACTGACGTCCGATGTTCAAAGCGAAATACTTTTCGTTGCCTTGGTTGATTGCTTGATGAATTTCAAGCTGGTGTTTGTGCGGTCGGTAACCTTTAATCGTTGACATCGAAATCGAACTTGTCCACGGTGCGCGTTTCGACTTGTTGTCGGTCGTGCATTCCAAGTTTGTTCTTTGCGTAGAAAATTCCCTTGCCTTCGTTGGCCACGATGTCACGCGCTAAAGCATTGAAGTCGTTGTCAATTGTTTTTATAGTGTCGGACAATGGATGTGTTTCGTCCTTCATCGCATGATACCAGTTGTCCCGTTTATAAAAGTCAAAGTGTTCCCTTCGAAGCCAGTGTAACAAGAAATAAGACACCGTTGGAATGTGACGTTCCTTCACTTGCTTCACGCCTGAATTCGTCGCGATTTCCTTAGTTGATGCGATACAGTAGTCGCAATAATTATAAGCCATTTGAAGCAATTCATCTTTGTCGATGTTGCGGTGTTTGTTTGCCATAAGATATAAGTTCCCCCTTATTATGTTTACTTGTTCGGAATTCGTTCCAGTCCCTTGAATTTATTAAACGGATTCATTCCTTTCCCGTCTTTGATGTCAACCAACAAAAGACCGTTTTCCTTCAGCGATGTGATATGTACTTTTCCTTTCGCTTGTTGAACTCGATTCCATGAAATCTTGTCAAGTCCACGATCCCTTGCCACGTCGAAAAGATTCCATTTCAAGCATTCAAGGAATTTTCTTGAATAAACTTTCCCAGCGCCACACGGTTCACCGCGTCGGTTGTTCGTGTAACCGGACCAGTAATGAAGCGCGCCGTCGTTTTGAAAGTAAATGTCTTTGAAGCCAATCATGTCGAAGTCAGGAATTGTTCGTTCAGCGTACTTCAGGAACGCTTCGTCAATGTAGTCGTCCGAACCTAAAATAATAACGGCGTCGAAGTCGATTTGTTCCAGCGTTCGAATTGCCATGTTCCATTTGTAGGAAAGCGGATTGTTTTGGTATTTCGCCATTGCTAAGATGTCTTGACCTTCAAGAAACACGCCGTCTTCGTCGTTTGAGTAAATGAATACCTTGTCGATGAACGGCATTCGATTAATACATTCCTGAACGGTGTCATGTCGTCCATGCATTGCGGTGATTGTTATTATTTTCATAGGTTGTTGTTTCGTAGCTGTTTCGTGGATGTCAACCATTGTTCAATGTCTTGTCGTGTTGTTGTTCGTGTTCCCTTGAATCCAAGTTCAATCGCTTCGCGTCGAAGTTCGCCGAACGTCTTTTGTTTCGTTCCGACAAAGTGAAGCTTCGGCGGTTGTTCCTTCATGTGCAATTGATTGTTTTGTTCACGCACCGCTGGACGAATCTTGTCCTTGTTTTCGTTCAGCTTGTCCATTGCGATTCTTACACACGTTGCGCAAGCTTTGTTCAGTTTACCGAATCCGAGCGCTTTGTAATGAACGGAAAGTTCATCTTTCAAGGTGTCGTCCAGATTCGCGTATCGGTGACGACCGAAGTTTTCAAGCTGGTGGCGAAGTCCGTTACTTATATTCATATATCAAAATTAAATCGGAAATAAGATAGGCAACGAAGGCGAATGGAATCATTGACCAATCGGTGCATAGATAAATCGCCAGCGCCGTCCAGAAGGACAAGCATGACTGACAATTGAATGGTTTGGTGTTCGGCAAATCAAAGGACATTAACGCCCTTGCAATCGCCACCGCTATAATCGTGTAAATCATTTTTAAATTGTTTTATTGTTTTGTGAATCGTGTCAAGTGAAATTCCCGTCAGTTCTTTAATGTCCCTGAAGGTCATTCCGCAAAGGTGCATTTTTGTGATTTCCTTGATGAATGGATCACCATGGTTCGAATGAAGATAATTGTCAAGCATTTCGCTGAATTCATTGTTCGAAGGTGAATCGTGTGAATCAATTACGTCGTTGATTGCTTCGCCGTCGCTTCGGTAGAGTCGCCAGAATTCCGACCTTTGCCAGTTCCATTGATTATAAGCGAAGCGAGCGAAAACAGCTGGAATGTCGGAAAGATGAAAGTCAAATCGGTGCATGAGAATAAACACATGACCAACCAAATCTGCATGAAGTTCGTGGTTCGAAGTAATTTTCCGAGTGATTTGATATGCTTCATCTTTCCAGAATTCCATGTGACTAAATTACAAAAAAATTAAACCAAGCGACAAAAAATTCTTGTCCGACTGGTTTTCCCTTCATGAAACGATACAGCATCGAGTAATTGACCTTCATATCTTCGGACAAGTGTTTCATGTTATAACGCTTGTTCAGTTTCGAAGTTGTCATGATTCGCATCCAGTCAACAACGTTCTTGTCGTTAGAAAGGTAAATCGTCATCGTCTTCATTTGCTGGTGCTTGTGTTGTTTGTACTGGTTCGCTTGAAAGATTAATTGACCAAGCTTCGACGGTGTTGAAATACTTCGTAACACCTTCAGGTGATTTCCATTCACGACCACGAAGGTTGTAACTTACTTCGACCACATCGCCAGCGTTCAGGTTCGCGACCAGATCACATTTGTCATTCACGACTTGAAAGGTCAAGAATTGTGGATATTTTTCATCAAACGTTTTGATTGTTAAATCTTGTTTGCGGAACTTTTCCGACATTGTTTGTAATGGCGTCACGTTGACAACCGTTCCTTTTTCTTTGTTCATGTTTATTGTATTAAAGTTATTACTATTAAAGCGCCGACGACGTAACCGAACGCCAGCGAAAAAGCCATTTTGATTCGTTCATTCCATTGTTTGCTTTCAACCATGTAGCCAGCAAAAGCCAACGACAAGAATGGCGCGATGAAAGCGAACACAATCATTCCGAAGGTATTCTTGTCCGCGACAAATCGAATGTAAAACGTCGAACATATTTCCAAGACAACCGCGGACGCGAAAATGATTGCGTATTTCATTTGTCTAAGTTTACATCATTGTCGCGAAGGATGTCGAAGAATTTTTCCCGAATTCGTTCAACTATTTTCCATTCTTCGTCGCTTAGTTCCTCGTATTTCCATAGCGTTCGAAGTTCGCTGTTGATTTCCCACAACGCGTTCAGCATCGCCGTTCCTTTCGTCGCGCAATAGAATTCCGCGTCGTCGTCTGGTAGGTTGAATTCAATTGTTGCTTTCATGATTGCGTATCGCGATTTTCGATATAGGTATCGGAATAGTATTGTTCGGCATATCTATCGGCATCCATTTCAAACATTGCACTGTCTTTATGTGCATTAATTATTTGTTCGCGTTCCATTTCAATCGCGGTGTCAAGAATTTTCGACACCCATGGAATGTGTTCCGCCATTGCTTTCAATGAAAGCTGGTCGATTAGGTAATTTGTTGCGGTTTGTTTCATTTGTTATTGTATAGTATATTATTAAATGTTTTGAATTCATCAATCGACACCGATTTCAAATCGAATTGACCTTCATTGCTGGTCACTGAAATCGTGTAATCATGACCAAGATTGTTTAGATATTCAGTAATGAAAAACGCGGTGTCAAGTTCTTCGGAATTACATTCCAGAATAAAAAATTTCTTCATTTGTTATTCAGTTTATAATTAGCCAAATGTGTTATTTTAATTTAGTTTTGGCTTCATTTGTTATTCAATTTAGATATTCTTTCAATATAGTATTCCGTTGCGACCTGACAACGTTCAATCATTTGTCTTTCAAGTTCAAGGTCGCGTTCAAATGTGATTGACGTGATTCGCTTTCGTGGATCAATGTGGTCAACCTTGTGAAGTGATTTATCATCGTATTGCGTCAAGAATTCGTCCCAAGTCGAAACCATGCAATAAACCAGTTCGAATTCAAATCGGTTGTACAAAAGCATGTAAGCGCGTCCCTGCCATTCATAATCTTTCGCGTCGATGTCTTCAGGCAATTCCGGGAACGTGTCAAGTGACCAGCTTGTCTTGATGTCAATTATTTTTTCGTTTGTAATTATATCACATTCGCCAGTCATACAATCGTTTTCAACACGTTGTGTGTTCTTTTGGTAGTTGTCGAAACACACCGCGTTCAATAGCTGAATTGATTCAAGTTCTTGATTGATTCCTTTGTCAAGATACCGATTAACCAGCGGTGAAGTGTAGCCGAAGAAATCTTCTTTTGCAAGCTGGTCGATATACGACTTCGCCGTTTGTGACAACACGTCGGTTTTCGACCGGGACGTTGTCATGAGTTTTCCCATTTGTGATGCACGCCATTTCATAATTGTTCGATTTTATATTCCCATTCAATCCATTGTTCCAAGGTTGCATTGACTTTGTCAAACATATAACTTGAACGGTTTTCGTTTAATTCCCACAAAAAATTTTCTTCATCCATTCCCATGTAACACCAAAAACCACCGTCTTTATGTTTTTCTTTTTCAATCCAGATTCTAAAGTATTTGATAAATTTCATAATTCAAGTAAATTTAGTTTAACATTTGACCAATAAATGAAGTCACGCGATTTGATGTCAACGTCCTTCATTAATTCTTGAACCAGAATCAACGCGCATGATTTCCTTGCCATGAATGTCTTGACCTTCGAATCGTATTCGATGAAATCAAACAAGTCAAACAAATACTTTGCGCGTTGTTCCGCGGTCATTTCTTTCATTTCAGTTGATTGATTTGTTCAGGTGTCAATAAATAAGTCGCTTTCAATTTATCAACCGTGAACTTGCCTTCGGAAATTGCCTTCAAAGCGTTCTTGAATCGTTCTTCGTCAATCGTCGGTTTGCCTGACGGCTTGCTTGCTTCGTTCCCGTCGTCGTCGATTGCTTGAAGTGATAACAATGACTGAAGTGTTCCGCGACGAAGATACGTCACGCACGAAAGCATTTTTTGTGGATCAATTATGTTCACTGGAATTTCCATGCACGATTCAATTAATTCACCTGAATCGATGTCAATGATTTGTGTGAAGACAAGATTCGCTTTGACTGGTTGCAAAAGAATCAAGCCATTCGCCAGCAATATCGGTTCAACCGTGTCCAGTAATGCGTTAATGTCAGCGTAACTTTTTTTGAAATGTGGATTCGTTGCGTTCTTCGCTACCTTTCCGATGTGTTGCTTCGCCGAATGAAGCTTGTGAAACAATCCCTTCGGTGCTTCAGTTGTGACCTCGTCGGTCGTTTTTCTTGTTGTCGCCATAATTATAAGTATTAAATTTCACCAAAGATAAACAAAGTTTTCATTCGTGAAACATTAAAGTGTTAAATTTTTCACACGAACAATCCAAGTGTCACATTTGAACGGTTTGCTGAATCCGATTTCACCTTCTTTTTTCAGTTGTTTGATTTGATGAAATTTACTTCTTGAAATGTGACCAGCAAGCCAACCTTTTGTCATGTCTGGATGAATGAAGACAAAGCAATAAAATTCACATTCTTGCGTTGAATTGTAGTCAGGAACATGACACGTGTAAACTGGTGAAGGAATCGAACGGTTTTCTTGTGTCTTGACTTCAATCTTGAATCCTTCAATCAACAAATCGAAATCGAAATCTTGTGCATGAACCACGTTTCGACCGATGTTGGTGTAATGGTCAAACACCAAGATTTCACCAAGCGCACCGATTAAATTCCCTTCACCTTTACGAATTGAATTGTTCAGGCAATTAAATTTGTACAGCATTTCCGCACGAACGATTTGCTGTTTTGTTATTGTGAATTCAATCATTGCTTCACGAATTCATCGAACCATTCCACAAAGGTGTCGAAGTCACGCGCAATTATGTACACACCACCAGCGCGTTCGATTGATTCTTGGTATCGCTTTTGTGCTTCGCTTTGACGGTCTTTTCCGACCTTGACTTCAATCTTCACCGAGCGCCCACGAATAGTCGCTGAAATGTCAGCTGAACCAGCCGTGCTTGTTCCCTTCGTCCACGTCACACCGATCACTTTCCCGTCGGTTCGTTTGTTTTCCCTTGCGACGCCCATTGTGTTGATTCGTTCCGCTTGGAATCCGTTGAACTGAATGAACGATGTGATTGCCTTGGTCAATCCGTTCGCGGTCTTGTCGTCCCATTTTTTCTTCACGAAGTAAGCTTCAGGGAATGAAGGATGTCTTTCGATGTCATTCGCCAGCTTCAGCGCTTCAAGTCGTTGTTTGTTTTCTTTGTTCATAATTTAACATTCAATATATATTCCTTATTTTCTTTCCATGCTTTCAATTGATATTCACCCTTGGGCAGTTGCATCCATGTCTCACCAAATGTGGGAATGGTATCCGTGTATCCGACCACTTGAATGTAGTCGTATTGTTCCATTTTTATATATCCATACGCATCGCATTGCTTTGAACTTTTGCACCCTATTAATATACTAATCAATAAAAGTGATTTGAAAATATATGCCATGTTCATTTTTTTTCAATATAGTATTTGCAATAAATATCACGCTTCAAATCATAATCAAGCTTTTCGAATAGCTTCAAATATCGATAAACGCTTCTTTCGCTGATATTCAAATACCTTGACATTCCGTTCATGGTTCGCGGTTTGATTTCAAGTAATTGAATCAATTTTAATACTCGATAAATTTTGTGCTGGTTCATGGCAATCCTTTGATTTCAATCCACAATGTCCCAGCAATTCCGATGACAAGACATCCAAGCGCACCCCACCAGCCGAATAAATAAATTGCAATCCACCAAATAACAATGGTCAAGATAAGCATTAACATAAGTAAGTAATTCATATTATATATATTTAAAATGGACAATCGTTTTTCGGTGTAATTTCATTCGCTGGTGAACCTTCAGTCAAGATAAAATAACGACCGGAATGGTTGTGTCCTTCGGTGTATTTGTATCCCTTGTGATTCGCGTATTCCTTAACCCACTTTTTAAATTTTTGCGTTGACAAGTCCTTGAATGAATTCGTTTCGGTTTGGAATTCCTGAAGTTTCGATTGATTGTAGTGATAAATGTCAAGTTCAAGATTCCCTTCACGCACGAATTCAAAGAAGTCCTTGCAAGTTGATTGAATGAATCGCTTCGTGTCCGCGTTGATTGATGTGGTTGCGGTCAATCCTTCGTTCAGGTATTTTTGAACGTTAGCAATCATGTAGTTGTCAAATTTTGACCAGTCATCTTTTGTCCAAGAATCGAACAACAAACGACCGTATTCTTTCAATGGTGAATGTTGCGCGTTGAAATACTGAAAAAATTCAAGTTCGTGACGTCTTCGGTCGTGACTTGATCCAGCGCCAGCAATCACATAGTTCGTGGTGATCACAATCTTCGGTGACCTTTCAAATGGAATGTATATTTCGTCCTTGTTTTTTCGATTGACGGTGATTCCTTGTGACACCACGCTGAACAATTGCTCAAAGTCGAAGTTCTTTTTCACGTCGTCGAAAGCGAGAATTTGCGTGTCCAGATTCACACGTTGATAAACGAAATCATTCTTCAAAGAATTGAATTGCTTTCCGTCCACGGTGACAAGATTCCTGAAGTAGTTAATTGCCGTCAACATCAATGACTTTCCTGAACCGCCATTCGCGTTGTCATCGATTTCTTGGTCGTTAAAAATAATTGCCTTTTGTTCGGTCTTGTCTTTGTAGGTGTGCATTAAATAACCGAGCGTCGTTTCAAGCGCTTCGCTTCGTGTCTTGTCTTGATTCGACACCTTATAAATGAAATCTTGGAAATCGTTCTTGTGGTCGTCCAGCTGAACAAAGTCCCGGTTCAAGATTTGGTTTTCCCAAATGTAACCGTTGACATCAATGTAACTTTTCAACGTGACATCCTTCTTCGTGATTGTGACCACGCCATTCTTGAATGGAATGAAAGATTCGGTCTTGTTGTCCTGAAGCATTTTGACGTCGATTGAATCAATCATGTTCAGGAAATTTTCGCTGAACAAATAAGTTGACCGGGAACAATAGTTCCACACCGATATTTCACATCGCGATTCGAGATATTTCAACACGAAATCTTTGATTTGTTCCACCGATGACAATCGAACTTTGTTTTCATTGACCACAACGAATGTCGGTGACAACGCGCGTTCAGGGTAGTATTTCCCGAATCCATGCTTTGAAAGAAAAGCGCTGTAATTGTTAGGCTCGATTGATATTTTTTCACCAGTTTTCAATTGTGTGATTGTCCAGAAAACGTCTTGGTTGTTTTCAACGTCCGATTTGATTTCTTCGATTTGTTCTTGGTCAAGTCCAAGCGCTTCGGTTATGTCCTTGGTCGCGATTCCTTGTCGAATTTTTATCTTCGCTTTGGTCAGCTTTTCATTGTCTTCGAAATACTTTGTTTTGAAGTCAGCGGTTCGATACGCGCTTTTGATTGTGTTCGCCAGTTCCGCTTTCGTGAAATCGCTCGACACGAATTGTTCAAGGTGATATTCGGCAACGTCGCGCGTTATTCCGTATTCGCAAAGACAAGCGGAAAGCTTGAAAATATAGTTGTTCCGATTCCCTGAATTGAATTCACCACCGAAATCGAACTTCATGATTCGTTCAATGATTTTTGATTCGTCCACCAATCGACACACTGGTGGACGTTCAAGGAAAATGTGTCCACGTTCTTCGTCAATGGTTGTGAATTCGTCACAAAATTCGTTCAAATAAGCGTCTGGATCGTAGCTTTCGAAACACACCCTTGAAACGTTTTGACTGGACGTGTCGAAGTAATCGGAATTCAATTCAAGTTCAAGCGCTTTGAATCGTCGCTTGTGTTCTTCTTTGGTTGATTGTGGTATCTTGACCACAACCTTCAGTCCTTTATTCGAAGGTGAAGTGAAGACCATGAACACGAACGGCAATGATTTGAACCGTTGCTTGTCTTGGTTCATTGTTTCTTCGTCAGGATAGTCGTCGAAGTCAAGAATGCACAACCCGGAATGTTCAATCAATCCGTTGTCGGTGCGCTGGTTGAATGTTCCATTAAACATAATCGCCAACAATGAATTCTTCAATGACCGATAAGCTTCGGTTGATTCGTCCATTTCACGAAGTCGGTTGATTTTCGAAACGAGTTCAGGATAGCCGTTTTTGATTCGATTGTAAACTTCGACCACGTTCATCGTGAACGGTGTTTCTTTGGCGTTAAATAACGACCTGAAGACCGATATATTTGGAATTAAATTCATATCAAATAAAAAAGGGACGACCTTTCAACGATGGCGAACGTTTACTCGGTCAATCCCCTTTAATAAATTTCTTTGTTGTTGCGCCATGGTCACAAAGCTAAACAAAAATTTCATTCATAATCACAACGCGACAAATTTATTTTTTTGTAACGCGTTT